CCAAACTGCTACAGAAATAGCAAAGGATGCAGGTAAAGAAGCACTTATAGCTGGTGGAGCCGAACTATTGTTCGGTGCTCCTTTTCTTTTATTTAGATCTTTAGCTCCAAAAGCGGGTATATTAAAAGAAGGTGATAGTGAAGCTGTGGAAACAGTTAAAAAGGCTGTAGACATGGAATTTGCCCCAAGTGGTAGGCAATTAGGTGTTTCTCCTATTAGAGCTAAAGCAGAGAGCTTGGTAGAGTCTGTAATAGGTACATCTCCAAGATTAAGAGCTAATCGAATCGCTATGAACAAACAAGTAGATAATTATAAAACAAAATTAGCTGAATATGCCGCTAAAAGTGGGGGCAAAGATGCAGGTGAAGTATTTGTAAATTTATCAAATAAAAGTTTAACAGCTCTTAATAAAGCCAATGCCTCTGCTAGACAATCTATTATACAAGCTATGAAGGATTCATCTGAATCATTAGCGGGTGCATTAAAAACAAACTCAACGATTAATGACGATTTATATAATGCTTTTTCAGATGTGTATAAAACATTTGATGAGCAAGCTACTGCTATGTGGAAAGATATAGACGCTGTTCTTGAAACAGGTCTTGGAACTAAGCAAATAATACCTACAGATCGTTTAATTAATCAAAGAGAATCAATTATAGGTAGAATATTTAATGATGTTGATGGTTATAAAACAGAATTAGCTAATAATCCAAATAGCACACAAAATTTAGCATATAAATTTTTAATTGATTCTTTTGATCCAGTAAATATGGGTAAAAAGGCAAGTTTTTCTCAATTATATGAGGTAAGAAAAAAATTATATAATATTTTAACTGGTGATTCTAGAAATTTAACTCCAGAAATTGTACAAACTATTAATGGAAGTGATACATTAACAAAAGCTTTTACAAAAGCATTAAACAATGTAGATGGTATTTTAAATGAAACAAATGTATCTAAATTGTCTGAAGATATTATTACAGCCTTTGGAGGAAAGGGTGTAGGGGAAAAATCTAATTTAGCTATACAAAAAGCTACTTCTCAATTAAAACCTGCTAGAGAATTTTATAAAGAGGGAATGAAGCAGTATGAATCAGTAGCTGCAAGTATGGGTTCTAAAAGTATTTTAGAAAGTATACGTTCTGGAATTAGACCAGAGAATATTTCTGGAATTGCTATGAATCTTATAAAAAATAATAAAGCACAACCTTTATTAAATCTTAAAACAGCTTTAAAAAATGATGATACTTATAATTCATTAAAAACTGAATTAGGAAACGAGTGGATTAGATCTAATTTAAGAATGTCTGGATTTGATAGTATTAATCCTAAATTATTTAAACCATCTGAATTTGTAAAAGCTCTTGATGATTTAGGTGAAACAGGTAATGAACTTTTTGGAGCAGCTAATTATACAAAGTACAAAAATATAGCTAAAGGATTTGAAGATGTAGCTACTTCAGAAATAAATGATGAATTAATAGCAAGAGCTATGGATGCTGGGTTAGATCAATCAATAGAAGGTATTTTAAAAAATAGTGTAAAAGCTGCAAAAGATTTAGGGGAAGCACAAAAGAATAAAGTTCTTAAAAAGATAAGAGATAAAAATTTAACTCCTGATGAAGCTGCAAAAGTAGTGGCAGCTCCTAACGTAACAGTTAATGAGTTAAAATACATCACTAATTACTTAAAACAAAATGATCCTCAAGGAATGGATGCTGTAAGAAAATATTATACCGAACAAATGTTTGATGGTATGGGAGCTACAGTAAACGCCAAGACTTTATCTGATATGGCTAAAACTGTTAAAAAATTTGATGGTGATTTTAAAAAGTTAAATATTGTATTTGGAGAAGAAACAGCACAAGGTATGCGTGACTTTGGTAAAGTATTGGAATTTATCTCTAAAGATGTAGGCAACAGTGATCTAGTAGCTAACAGTATTACAGCTAACTTTATGGGTGCCATTGGCAAAATAGCTAGGATAGGTATTATTGGACAATTATTTACAAATAGAAAAGCTATACAACAAATAAAAGATTTAGACTCTGCAACTAAAGGGTTGTCAAAACAGAAAAGAGGAGAGCTTATGGCAAGTGCCATAGGTGCTTTTGTTAGACAATTTGCAGCACAAGCAACCGATAGTGGCCTTGAAAGTGCTGCAGATCAAGCTTCTAGTTTTGTAAAAAATACCATAGATGAAACTATACAAAGTCAAAATAATTTAGATCAATCTGTTAGTGATTTATCTAATCAGGTAAATCAACCAATTGAAAATACTTTTCAACCTAGTATGATTACCACACCCAACACCAATACTACAACTGCACCTTTAGGATTGATTGATAGAGTTAAAAAACAAGCTGAAGAACTGTCTTTAAGAGATAGAGCATCTAGAGATCCATCTGTAGCTAATACTTTGTTAGGTGGGTTAGGTAGTGCAGGTCTATTATAAAGAGCCAACTCCTTTAGAAGTTAGTTCATTTTTAGTTTCCTGTTCGTCTTTAAATATTTTCTTAAAGTGATCGTCTACAAATTTAGTCATTTGTTTTCCCATACCTCTATGTTCTTCCTGACAAATCTTTGACAATTTATTATAAGTGTCTAAAGGTAAAGCTATACTTCTGTATTTACTTATATCTGGCATTAATGTATCCTTCCCATAAATGAAATCAAAACTACCATATAATACCAAGTTCTTTTCGTCAAGGTCTAAATATGGATCTAAGAAAACAATTGTTGATAATATTAAGTTTGATTCTAAATGGGAAGCAGAACGATATGGTCAACTAAAAGCTATGCAACGAGGGGGAGTTGTTACTGATTTAGAATTACAGGTTCCTTATAATATTATTATTAATGATGTAAAAATATGTAAATATATTGCAGACTTTAAATATAAACAAGAAGATATTAATGGTAAAATAGAAGAAATAGTTGAAGATGCAAAAGGCTTTGAAACCCCTGAATTTAAACTAAAAAAGAAGCTTATGAAGGCTGTATTTAATATAGATATTTATCTTAGCAAAAAAAAATAATATTTTTCTCTTGACATATATACCATTTAGTACCATATTGTTTGGTATTAGCTTAATTAATTTAACTCAAGGGGCAATCATGTCATATTATAGTTCATACTCAAAGAGTTTCTTTTGTGATGATTCGCAACAGGAATCAAAGTCTCTTTCTGATTTATTTAAAGAAAGAGAAGAGCTTAAATCAAAAATGGATCTGATTAAGTTTCACTTGAAGGGTCTTAATGACTATCTTGTAAGTGTTGTTTATGATGATGCAAAACAAAATCTTTTCAATGAGGGGAAAGATTATGGAACAACAAGTGTTACAAAAGATAATTGTAAAACTAAAGTCGTTCTTAAAAAAAGAGTCACTTGGGATACTGATGAATTAGATCGTATCTCAAATGAAATAAGAGATGATCTTGCAAGTCATTACATTAAAAAAACTTTGACGATTGCAGAAAGTCGTTTTAAAGAAGCACCACCCGAATTGCAAGATGTGTTCAGAAGAGCAAGAACTGTTGAAACAAGTGGTGTTATTATAGATAGGGAGGAGTAATTATGGGGTTACAAATAGTTTCTGCTGAAGAAAGAATGTCCGAAAAAAGAGGGCATAAAATTGTAATCATGGGTAAAAGTGGTGTGGGTAAAACCACACTTGCTCGAACCTTAGATTCAGAAAAAACATTGTTTATGGACTTGGAGGCAGGGGATGCAGCTATTGAAGGTTGGCCTATTGATGTTATCAGACCTAGAACATGGATAGAATGTAGGGATTTTGCCTGTTATCTAGGGGGTGCCAATCCTTCATTAGCTGAAGATCATGCCTATAGCCAAGCACATTATGATCATGTTGTTCAGCAATTTGGTAAACCAAATGGTATATTAACAAAGTATGATACGATTTTTGTCGATAGTATTACAGTGGCAGGTCGATTGTGCTTTCAACATTGTATTCAGCAACCTGAATGTAAATCAGAAAGATCAGGTAAGCTTGATACCAGAGCTGCTTATGGAATGCACGGAAGGGAAATGATGAGTTGGTTGACTCACCTTCAGCACATAAGAGATAAGAATGTAATCTTTGTAGGTATTCTGGATGAGAGAATAGATGATTATTCCAGAACTATTTACGAGTTGCAAATCGAGGGGTCTAAAACAGGCAGAGAATTACCGGGCATAGTAGATGAAGTTATTACTATGGCTATTATGACAGGTAATGAAAAGACCTATCGGGCGTTTGTTTGTCAAACACTAAATGAGTGGGGATACCCAGCCAAGGATAGATCAGGTAGATTAGATTTACTTGAACAACCACACTTGGGTAACTTACTTAAAAAATTAAATGGTGGATCTGTACAAGAAAGAAAGTTAGATTTTGTAGATCCTAAATCAGAAGTTAAGAAAGAAGAGGTTAACAATGCTTAATTTAAATGATGTAAAAGATGATGGTAGAAGAGAATTTGAATTAATTCCTGATAATACTGTTTGTCGTGTAATTTTAAAACTCCAAGGTGGTCATCTTGAATTACAACAGTTTGGCAAAGGTCAATGGTTTAAATCAAGTGCTAGTACGAAAGCAAAATGGCTTGAAATAGAATATACTATTATTGGTGGTCAATATGATAAACAAAAGTTTTGGGATAAGATTTTTGTTGATGGTGATAAAATGAGTGAAAGGAATGTTCCTTATGCTCAAGAGATTGGTATGAGAACAATTAAAGGTATTGTTGATAGTGCTAATAATCTTAAACCATCCGACATGGATGATAGTGCTATGGCAAAAAGAAATCTGTCAGGTGTTGAAGATCTGAATGGATTGGAGTTTTGTGCCAAAATAGGAATACAAGAGGGAACAAATGGATATGCAGATAAAAATGTATTGAAATTTCCAATTACTGCTGAAAGCAAGGATTTTATAGCTTCTAGTGTGTCTGCACCAAGTCAGCCACAAAATAACACACAGGCAAGTGTGTCGGCTCCAAGTCCTATGCAAGGTAATAATGTTCCTGATTGGGCGAAATAGCAAGGGCAAGGACACCTTTGATCCTGCTAAGCCACCGAGAGGAGGGGTGGTGCCCTAAACCTCCTCACCAATTTAATTTTAATCAAGGGAGAGAAAAATGGTTAAAAAAAATACAAATACAACTGTAACTATTGATGCACTCAAGCAAGGTAGAGTAACTTTAAGAATGATTGGTCAAACACCGATTATTTTTAATCGTATGGCAGAAAAAGCCAAAAGAGATTTGCTTATAGGTGCTGGTCGTAAAACGGCTGCACAGAAGAAAGAAATTAAGCACAATCCAGAGTTAGAGTTTAGATCATCTATACATAAAATGGTTGATGGAGATACTCTGATTGGCTTTCCTGCTTCTGGTGTGAAAGGTGCTATGGCAACGGCTGCTTTAGAAACTGAAGGTGTTAATAAAACATCTGTTAATCGTTTAATCTTTTTACCTCAACAGAAAATATCCATTTGGGGAACACCAAAGCTTTATATGGATGTTGTTAGGTCTAGTGATATGAACAAAACTCCTGATGTTCGCACCAGAGCTATTATCAACGAATGGTGTGCAGAGGTTGATATTACCTTTATTACTCCAACACTTTCTCAGCATTCTATTGTGTCACTATTGCAGAACGCAGGGATGATATGTGGTATTGGAGATAATCGACAAGAAAAAGGTAAGGGAAACTTTGGTTCATGGCTTGTTGATTTTGAGGGTAATGACCAATTTAAAGATGTTTGGGAAACTAGAACCAAGATTGGTAGAAAAGCTCAAGAAAAAGCAATGAAAGACATCATTATAAATGATGCAGAAACTCAAGAACTTTATGACTTTTATAAAGAGGAAGTTATTAGGAGGGCTGCATAATGTCACTTCGTTTTACAAAACAGGATAGGCAAGATATTATTGATGACTATCTAAATAAAACAGGGAGGAACATTTATGTTCCTTCCGAATTTGTAGATTGGTTAAGAAATCAAACAGATCATAAAGTTTATAATCTATTTTTTGGTGCTTCTGATGAAGAAATGGCAGACAAACATAGAGAAAGTATGGCTAGACAGTTTGTTACAGGTCTTAGAATTAAAATTAATATATCTGAAATACCTGAACCATCTAAAATAGAAAACTTAAAAGTTGAAGTCGTTGATGTACCATCACTTATTTCTCCTATTAATAATAGAGCCAATGGTGGTGGTTACGTATCGGTTGATGTTAAAGAAACAGATACAATGACAGAATTAGCTTCACAAGCTTTGCGTGATTTAAAATCTTGGCAAAAAAGATATTTAGGAACTTGTTCTCTATTAAATGTAAATATTAGTGAAATAGATAGCATACTTGAGGAGCTAAAAGCAAAAACAATTAAGGAAGAAGCAGCGTAAGTCGGTTATGTTATGTTCAGTTTTGTGGCGTTGCTTTAAGTTGAGTTATGTTAAGTCTCGTTGAGTCGGTTATGTTTGAGTTCGTTACGTTCAGTATAGTTTGGTTACGTTGCGTTATGTTGTGTTAAGTCGGTTACGTTACGTTATGTTAGGGTTAGTTGCGTTCAGTTTTGTTGCGTTCCGTTAAGTCGGTTACGTTCTGTTATGTTGCGTTGCGTTGCGTTATGTTCAGTTATGTTGAGTCGGTTATGTCATGTAAAGTTGGGTTCAGTTGCGTAGCGTTTGGTTCTGTTAAGTCGGTTACGTTTCGTTGAGTTTGGTTTGCGTTAGGTTAGGTGGGTTGAGTTGAGTCGGTTAAATAAAAAGGTTATAAAAGAGGTTACGAATGATGTTAAGACCATATCAAGAGGTAGCTGTATCATCAGCAGCTCAAGCATTAGACAAGTATAAGAATACTATTGTCGTTGCACCTACAGGGGCTGGCAAAACAATTATGTTGTCAGCTTTAGTAGGAGAGAGATTTAAAAAGAATAAAAATGTTTTAATACTGCAACATAGAGATGAATTAGTTGCACAGAATAATACTAAGTTTCTTAGAGTTAATCCTAAGATTAAAACGTCTATTGTAGATGGAACTGTCAAAGATTGGGATGGTAATGTCATCTTTTCAATGGTGCAAACACTATCTAGGGATAACAATCTTAACAAATTACATCCTATAGATATGTTGGTGATTGATGAAAGTCATCATGCAGTTGCAAGAACGTATCGTAAAGTTATAGAAAAAGTTAGATTAGATAATCCCGAATCAGAGATTGTAGGTTTTACTGCTACACCTAATCGTGGTGATAAAAAGGGTTTGAGAGATATATTCGATAATTGTTGTCACCAGATAGAGGTAGCAACACTTATTCGTGAAGGGTTTTTGGTTCCTGTAAAAGCCTTTGTAATTGATGTAGGTGTTCAGCAAGAGCTATCTGACGTAAGAATAACAGTTGATGACTTTGATATGGCTCAAGTAGAGAGCATTATGAATAAGAAAGTCATTAATGAAAAGGTTGTAGAAGAATGGATGGATAAAGCAAAAGATAGAAAGACAGTTGTTTTTTGCTCTACAATCGTTCATGCACAAGATGTTTTACATGAATTTGTAACAAGGGGCATAAAAGCCAATATGGTTACATCAGAAACTTCAAAAGAAGATCGTAAGGATATTCTACATGAACTAGAGTTTGGGGATATACAGGTTGTTGTTAATGTAGCTGTATTGACAGAGGGTTTTGATGCTCCACCTGTATCCTGTATCGTTCTCACAAGACCATGTTCATATAAATCTACAATGGTGCAAATGATCGGTAGAGGTCTTAGAACAATAGATCCAGAGATCTATCCAAATATCATCAAGAAAGATTGTGTAGTTTTAGATTTTGGAACAAGCATACTTACACATGGTTCTGTAGACGAAACCATTAATTTAGATGGCACAGAGAAGAATGGAGATAGTGAAGCTCTTACTAAGAACTGCCCTAAATGTCATTCTATTTTACCTTTAAATGCAAGAGAATGCCCTATGTGTGGTCATGTATTTAACGCTGAAAAAAGTGATGAATCTCTAGCTTATTTTGAGATGACAGAGGTGGATATTATGCAGAACTCACCTTTTCGTTGGATTGATATGGTAGGTAATGGCAATATGATGATGGCATCTGGATTTGAAGGATTTGGTTTGATTGCTACTATGGGCGATACATCTATGGCAATAGTTAAGAAAAGAAATGATAGATTAAGAACTGTAGCTATAGGAACTAAAAAACAAAGTATGGCATCTGCTGATGATTTTCTACGTCAGATAGAAACGTCAAGTGCAGCTAACAAATCAAAAAGATGGCTAAATCATGGGTTATCTGAAAAGCAAATCAATCAACTTAATAAATATGGCATGGATGTAAATTTCTTTGATCTATCTTGGAATAAATATAAGGGAACTTGTTGGCTAAATTATTTGTGGAATAAATCTGACATAGATAATATGGTTAAAGTAAATGGAATCTAATATGACAAAGCGAGAAGATATTTTAAAGGAAGCCGAACAACTTGTTAATGGTGAAAGGGCGAAAGATTATGGTGATGCTTATGTCAATCATAAGAGAATAGCTGATATGTGGTCTGTTATATTTGAAAAGGAAGTAACAGTTAGGCAAGTTATTCTTTGCATGATAGCAGTAAAAATGTCTAGATTAATGCACGAAACCAAAAAAGATTCATGGGTTGACATCTGTGGATATTCAGCAATCGCAGGAGAAATACATGAAAAATAATGTAATGGTTAATATGATTATCGGACTATACAATCCTTATGAACAGAAAAAAGATAAATCGATTAAGGAACATGAATTAAAATCTAATTGCACTATGTCAAAGGTAGATAAAGATAATCTTAATAAATATGTTGATGACGTTATTAAAAAGTTTGAAACAGAAATGGGTGGGGTTTGCGTTTATGGTCATGCAAATGTCTATATAAATAAAAATCTCAAAATGGAAGTCACGATCTTGCATGAAGCTGTGCAAGACGATCATAAAAAGGTTACGTATCACTAATGGAAAAAATAGAATATGAAGAAGGCGGCCCAACTTTAAATGCTATAAAAAGTTTTGCTTCAGCCTGTAAAAATATCGGTTGGGAAAAACAATTAAAAGACCTAACTGCTGTTGAAGTTATGGCTTTGATTTACACCATACAAGAATCTGGTAATATAAAGTATGGGGCAAATGTCGAGCAAATTAAGGAGTTAGAAGAAGTATATGAAAGTTGGACAGGTCGTAAGTCTCCATCAGCAGGGATACCCTTCTAAGGAGATTAATCAAATAGAATTGGCAGTAGATAAAGCTATTGTTAATGCTAATAAACAAAAGAAAAGAAGGGATTACTTAGGTGGTTCTTCTTTAGGTGAAGAGTGTGCAAGAAAAATACAATACAGGTTTATGGGAGTAGACATAGATGAAGAGAGAGATTTTTCAGCACAAACACTTAGGATCTTTCAATTTGGTCATTCAATAGAGGATCAAATGGCAGATTGGTTAAGACAGAGTGGATTTGATTTAAGAACGGAGGATAAAAATGGCGAACAATTTGGATTTTCGATAGCTGATGGTAAAATCAGAGGGCACATTGATGGTGTCATATGTGGTAGTTCGGGTTCTGTTGATCTTAAATATCCTATGTTATGGGAGTGTAAGAGTGCAAATGAGAAGAAATTCAGGGAGTTTTGCAGAAATGGAATGGCTAAGACAAATGCTACATATGCAGCTCAAGTGGCTGTCTATCAGGCTTATATGGAGCTAACAGAGAACCCAGCTCTATTTACAGTGGTAAACAAAAACACAAGTGAGATATACTATGAGCTTGTTAAGTTCGATAAACACTTAGCTCAAAAAATGAGTGATCGAGCAGCTGATATTATTATGTCAGTACAATCTTCTAGTATGTTACCGAGAATAGCACACAATAGGGATTACATGACTTGTAAATGGTGCGAATATCAAAACACTTGTTGGCAATAAAAAAGGGTGACAACACAGGCAAGAGTTATCACCCCAATGAAGTAAAAAAGGTTACAAGGTACAATATAATGCGTGTTCTATCATTTGACAAGACTAAATATGGGATTACACCTACAGAATTAGTCAATAAAATTAGTGAAAGCGTTCCTGTTTCAGTACAGATAGATGTTTTAAAACAAACTTATCCTAATGGTAAAATTAGAGGCACCCAATTTATGTTGGGTTCACTTCGGGGTGAAGAGGGAAGTTCATTAAAAATAGACATAACACCCGGTCCACACTTCATGCAAGGCACAGACTTTAATGGAGGTGAAGGTGTAGGTGGTATTGTAAAGATTATGATGGAGGGTCGAGGTATGACTTTACCAGAAGTTAAGGATTACTTCTCTCAATATCTAGGGGAGGACAAGGTAATTGTTCGGGATTCGGAGAAGTATACACCAACAAATCCATTTAATCAGGCACTTACACAGCGATATGACATCAATACACCCCATGATGGTGAGCATACTTATTTGTCTGCTGATGGTGAAACTATAGCAATTGTTCGGAGATATAATGTTCGTGATGCCAATGGTGACATCATAACAGATACACATGGGAAGCCTAAAAAGGAGTTTAGGCAGTATGTTCCTAACAATCCGACACCAAAAATGCCAGAGATTAGACCTTTATATAACATACCGAACATCATTTCATCTGATCGTATTATATGGGTAGAAGGTGAAAAGTGTGCAGATGCTCTTAACCAAATGGGGTTTACTGCCACCTGTCATATGGGTGGGGCGGGGATGTTATCTAAAAATTCAGCTCCTAACTACGATTTTTCGCCTCTCAATGGCAAAGAAGTTATTATATGGCCTGACCATGACAAATCAGGGAAGAGGGTTGCAGAGCTTGTACAACAGTTGTCTTTGCAAGCTAACGCTAAATCGGTAACTATGTTAACGCCACCAATCGGGAAACCTGAGAAGTGGGATGCTTTTGATGCCATATCAGAAAACTTTAATGTTCGGGAGTTCTTAAATGACGCTTCACATAAGGCACAGAAGTCTGTCAATTTACTGGATGATTCGTTATTAGTATCTCGTTTTGACCACAATGCACCCGAACAAAAGTTCTTGATTGGTAACATCATGCCTCTGGGAGTGCCTGCTTTATTCGCAGCTGCGGGTGATTCTGGTAAGGGTATGATGACATTAGATTTAGCTATGAAGATAGCTTCGGGGAAACCTATGCAGACATCTTTCGGTGGTGTTGTTAATGAGTTCGGGAATACTGTAATTTTTACAGCAGAGGATGATGAAGCTGAAATCCACAGAAGGGTAACTAGGCTTGATCCTTCGGGCGATAGGTTTAACTACGAGCATGATATGAAGATCGTGCCTTTGCCTAATTATGGTGGGGTGTTTCCTATTATGCAACAGGGTTCGGACAAGAGCTATCACAGTGGGGAGGAGTTCGATAAG